TTATTTGTGACGCAGACGTCGGATCAGACTGCGCGCAAAGAGAAAGCACAGCGCGCCCAGCGCACACCAGAATATCCCGCTCATCAGCCACGCCAGTTCCTGCCACAGCGAACGCGACGGTACAAACACCCAACGCATCACCACCAGGCATAACGGTGCCGCCAGAACCGCACCAATCAACGACTTAAATACCGCTTCACCGCGCGTCAGAAAACTGGCCACTATCCCTGGGAGAATGAAAAACAGTAACCCCAGCTCAGGATGACCTGATGACCGAAACGCGCCCTTCACATTCGCTAATACCAGGCAAACCACGGTAAACAACAAGAAACAGCAGGCGACCCCCGCCCAGTTCCGTTTTATGTTCAAAAATCCTCCTGACTTCATCTCTATCGAATACACATTCGTCCAGCGGACGCCCAGTCAGATAAAGCAACGTGGCACTCCTTGCCAAAGCCCATAGGTGATATGCGATCTTTACTGGCTCTGAATATCCAATGCGATTAGACTATCGGCCAGTTATTGTTCTTCGGATATATTCTTAGTGTGTGAAAAGTGTATTTTTCAGCTCGCGCATGGAACAAAACAGTAGCCTAAATAACCCTTTCTTTCAACAGCTTAACGGTAAACAAGAAGTTAGCCTTCGTGAATATAAACGTCGCAGATTTGTTAAACGGGAATTACATCCTGTTATTATTTGTTGTACTGGCATTAGGCCTGTGCCTGGGCAAATTACGCCTGGGTTCAGTTCAACTCGGTAATTCCATTGGCGTTTTAGTCGTCTCATTATTATTAGGCCAACAACATTTCAGCATTAACACCGACGCGCTAAACCTTGGATTTATGCTGTTTATTTTTTGCGTAGGCGTGGAAGCGGGCCCGAACTTTTTTTCAATTTTCTTTCGCGACGGCAAAAATTATCTGATGCTGGCGCTGGTGATGGTCGGTAGCGCACTGATTATCGCATTAGGGTTGGGCAAACTGTTTGGCTGGGATATCGGGTTAACCGCAGGTATGCTGGCAGGATCGATGACCTCGACGCCCGTTCTCGTCGGCGCTGGCGACACGTTGCGCCACTCGGGAATGGAAGGGAGCCAACTTTCCGTTGCGCTCGATCATCTGAGTTTGGGTTATGCCCTCACCTATCTGATCGGTCTGGTTAGTCTGATTGTCGCCGCACGCTATTTGCCAAAATTACAGCACCAGGATTTGCAAACCAGCGCCCAGCAAATCGCCCGTGAGCGCGGCCTGGATACTGATACCAAACGCAAAGTCTACTTACCGGTGATCCGCGCCTATCGCGTGGGGCCGGAGCTGGTGGCCTGGGCTGACGGTAAAAATTTGCGTGAGCTGGGGATCTATCGCCAGACCGGCTGTTACATCGAACGCATTCGCCGCAACGGCATTCTGGCGAACCCGGATGGCGACGCGGTGTTGCAGATGGGCGACGATATCGCGCTGGTAGGTTATCCCGATGCGCATGCTCGTCTCGATCCGAGCTTCCGTAACGGCAAAGAGGTGTTTGACCGCGATCTGCTCGACATGCGCATCGTTACCGAAGAGATTGTGGTCAAAAACCACAACGCCGTGGGTCGCCGCCTGGCGCAACTTAAGCTGACCGATCACGGTTGCTTCTTAAACCGCGTGATCCGCAGCCAGATTGAAATGCCGATCGACGACAATGTCGTTCTCAACAAGGGCGACGTCCTCCAGGTGAGCGGCGACGCACGCCGCGTGAAAACCGTTGCCGACCGTATCGGCTTTATCTCCATCCACAGCCAGGTGACCGATCTGCTGGCTTTCTGCGCCTTCTTTATTGTCGGCCTGATGATTGGGATGATCACGTTCCAGTTCAGCAATTTCAGCTTTGGCGTCGGCAACGCCGCCGGGCTCTTATTTGCCGGAATTATGCTTGGATTCCTTCGTGCTAACCACCCAACCTTCGGCTATATCCCGCAGGGCGCGCTGAATATGGTGAAAGAGTTTGGCCTGATGGTCTTTATGGCGGGCGTCGGTTTGAGCGCGGGCAGCGGTATTGGACACAGTCTGGGTGCCGTCGGCTGGCAGATGTTGGTCGCCGGTTTGATTGTCAGCCTGCTGCCGGTGGTGATCTGTTTCCTGTTCGGCGCTTACGTTCTGCGCATGAACCGCGCCATGTTATTTGGCGCGATGATGGGTGCCCGCACCTGCGCGCCCGCGATGGAAATCATCAGCGATACTGCACGCAGTAACATCCCGGCGCTGGGCTACGCGGGCACATACGCCATTGCTAACGTGCTGTTGACGCTTGCGGGTACGCTGATCATCATCATCTGGCCGGGACTCGGATAACTCTCAAGTTTGCGCATCGAGAAAATTATTTTAGATATGCGCAGAACTTTTCCAAAAGGAGGCAGTCATAATTAGTGCCACTGCTTTTCTTTGATGTCCCCCAATTTGTGGAGCCCATCAACCCCGCCGTTTTGGTTCAAGGTTGATGGGTTTTTTGTTGCCTGCTATTCTGCCCATTCATAATCAGTCACTTAGACACATTCCTCTTCATCCGTGGCGACAGAATGGCGACAGCGAAATTTTTGGCGGCTCGTTAAGGGGATGATCTTGAAAACTCTGAGGCAGCCACATGGAAGAAATGCACTTTGTTTACATCAATGGTAATGCGCGAATTGGTGCCCATTCACTAATAAATATCAGCCGCAGCGAACATCACCTGCAGGGGATTTGTACCAAGAGCAACTCAGTTAAGACCTACCGTCTGGATCGCATCCTTAAGGAATACGGTTCTGCTGAAGAGGCTTCCGGCTCTTGCGATACCTTTAATCCCGATAGCTATTCCCACCTCGTTTCTAAAAGCAAAACTGCCCTCAAGCAGCAAACCTTTGATATCTGTTTTACCGGCTTCAAAAAAGCAGACAAAGAGCGTCTGATCGCCGTTGCTTCTGAGAATGCGTTAACAGTCCGAGATTCAGTCACAAAAAATCTTCAGATACTTTGCTGCGGCTACAATGCGGGGCCAGCAAAAGTTAACGCAGCCAGGATGAAAGGGACGGTCATTATCGACGAGCCTGGTTTTAGTCATTTTATTGAAACCGGTGAGATACCTGATTTCTGATGATGCAAAAACAAAACCCGCCATTGGCGGGTTAGTAAGCTAATTGCTCCTGCATTCCTTTCGGATGAGGCGGTGCGGCGCTGATTTTCTGCGGACGGCATACAGAACGAACAAACGTTTCATGGGTCACGAACGTATGCCCGCACTCGATATTGGTGCACTGGTTGTATCGTTCTTTGGTTTCGCTGGAAACCTGAAAGCTACTGCGTGTATGCGCGGCCTGACCGCACATCGGACAATTCATCATTTCGTTCAGCCCTCACTCTTAACCAGTTCGCAATAATGATACATCATTGTTCTCATTTTGGAACTAATCATTCAATTTCGAACTCGTCAATTTTCACTTCGAGATCCAGACTGGTGGTAAATCCACTGTCAGGGTTCACCGTATGTGTCAGCGTGGTGATGGTCCACTCCACATCATCAATCGGCTGCTTAAAGCCCCTGACCTTTACCGGCATTTCGGTATAGAGATCCGCCCGCCCTTCTGCGAGCTGCAGGGAGAACGACGCCACCCCGCGCTGCAGACGCTCCCACTGCATCTTTGCCGCCCGTTCCGCATTGCCCCGGTTGGCGTAGGTCCGGCTCAGGACCAGCACGTTTTCATCGGTTCCGACCAGGTAGTCCCCCTGCTTTTCCTCCGGCGCTTTGGGCGCAGCGGTTTTCTTGCGTCGGCGCTTCACCTTCGTCGTCTCTTTCTTCTTCGGCTCACGAGTATGCAGCCAGCTGGCGATCACGCCGGTGTAGGCTCCACGATCTGCCAGGGTAAACCGATGGCCGTCACCGGCTTTGCGGGTGAGGGTGATAACCGGCAGACGTTTTCCGCTGGCCGTTCTGCCCAGCCCCTGGCGGATAAACAGCAGGTTTCCGTCTTTCACGGACGCAATCGCCCCGTACTGGCGCGCCAGCTTCATCAGAAAACTCGCGTCGCTCTCATTGGTCTGGTCCAGATGGTCCAGCGCCTTTTCCGTCAGGTCTGGGCCCAGCGCCGCTTTCAGGTTGTGGCGGGCAGCAATATCCTTCACCACATCGCCCACCGTGGTCTGATGCCAGGATTTTTCACGCCGGGTGTTCAGGGTTTCGCGGAAGTCAGCGCTGCGCGCACGAATGGTCAGCCGGTCAGGCGCGCCGGAATGTTCGATTTCATCCACGGTAAACGCCCCTTTCGGGAACAGCGGCTGCCCTTTCCATCCCAGCGCCAGATGGATCACCGCCCCCCGACGCGGCAGAACAATCATTCCGTCCGCGTCGTCCAGCTCCAGATCGAGCTGGTCCGCTTCAAATCCCCGGTTGTCGGTTAGCGTCAGGCTCATCAGGCGCGCGTCCATCACCGTCGTCACATCTTTGCCTTCGATGGTGATACTGAACGCCGGGCTTTTACTGGTCAGGTTCATGAGACTGGAACTCAGATTCATGACAGCAATCCTCCCGCCATATTTTTCACTTTACCAATCGCAGACGTCGCCGTTTCCTGCAGGTTGCTGAGCTGGTCGCTCAGACTGCCGAACATATCCGAAAGCGACTCGTCCACCCGTTTCAGGGTCAGCGTAAACTCAATCCGGCGCGGCATCCCACTTTCAAAAAATTCTGTTTTGGCCTGACTCAGGCTCTCGATCACAAACATGCCGTAGATAGTGCCGCTCCCCTCAATCAGCGGCCACGCTTTGCCCAACTCCGCCATCTGCTCCAGTGCCAGCAGAGACAGCCTGCCGCCGGTGACTTCCGGCAGCAGCACGCCGGAAAGCGTCAGGGAATCGTTATCCGGGCCAAGAAACTGCGTGGACGGACGACGGTTCACCCGGTTGTTGGCCGCGTGCCGCCAGCTGCGCTGATACTGCAGCTCCTGATACGGCACGGTGCGCAGCATAAACACGTATAACCCCAGCACCATCATCATGATTCGTATCCCCCTGATCGCTGTAATTACTGCGCGCTTTTGCCCTGGCCCGGCGTTCTCGCTCATCGAGCTGTCGCGTCACTTCACGGGCAATATCCTGTGCGCTTTGCCCCGGCTGAGCGGTGATATGGATCGGCGCGTTAATCTCATAACGGATAATGGTTGGCGGACTGCCAGCCTTCACCGGCTGCGGCTGATACGCTCTGACCGGCAGGCTGAACGGATGCAGCGGCGCGGCCTCTGCAGGAGCCGCCGCCACGCCCATCACGCCAGCCACCACGGACGCCAGCGCAGCAGTGCGCCGTCTGCTGGTCACATTCGCCGGACCGTTGACGATTTCCGGGCCGTTCTCGCCCACGATGCCAAACTGCCCGCGCGGTATTGCGCCGCCGCTGTCATACATCCCCGCAAAACTGCCACCCGGCGGTATGGGTCGCGGCGTGGCCGCTCCGACAATCTGCACCTGGGGTGTCGTTGTGGTGTTGCCGGTCATCCAGTCAGGCAAGTAATCCGTGACTGACGCCAGCTTGCTTTTCAGCGCTTCCCACTTTTCATTAATGCCGTCAAGCACGCTGTCGATAATCGCGCTGCCCATGGCTTTGAATTTCTCCGGCAGCGCGGCAATATCGCTGATGATTTCCGTCCATTTCTGGCTGATGGTCTGCCTGACAATGGCCCATGCTGCCGACACGCCATTGCTGACAGCCTCCCACAGCGCCCTGAATTTCGGTCCCAGCGTCTCCCAGTTCTGCCAGATGTAAATCGCCCCCATGGCAATCAGGCTGACCGCCGCCAGAATCGGGTTCGCCATCATCAGGCGGCCCAGCCACACCACACTTTTACCGGCACCGCTAATCGCGCTGCTAATCAGGCCGAACGCACCGCCGCCTTTGATACCGAGAATAGAAAACTGCAGGCGCATCAGTGCCAGCGGACCGAGCAACGCAGCCACCGCCAGCATGACCGTTCCGAGCACCACGGCGAGCGCGGCGAATGCCGCCCCCACTTTCAGCAGACCACCCGCCAGTTGCGGGTTTTCTTCCACCCAGCGCCGGAACGTGCCGGTGACTTCTTTCACCGTGTTCATAATGGACAGCAGCGGCTCGCGCAGCGTTTCGCCCAGGCTGCTGAAGGCGTTCTGCGCGCCCGTTTTGACCAGCAACCATTGCGCGGACAGAGAATCCTTGTTGATATCGGACTCTTTCTGCATGGAGCCGTTCGCATCACCGCCGGAGGTCAGTCTGAGCTGGCGCTGCAGCTCCGGCAGGTTGTTGGCGAGCTTCGCCGCATCATCGCCAAATTCTTTGCCAAACAGCATGGTCATGGCAGACAGGCGCTTGTCCTGCGGCAGGCGGTTGACTTTCTCCAGCACGCGCTGGATGGTGCCGATGGCGTCCGTGGTCATCTGCTTTTCAATCTCTGCCGGATTGAGTTTCAGCAGGTCCATGCCTGCAAAGAAACGCTTGCTCTGCATGGTGGCAATCGACAGCTCGCGCACCATGGCATTCGACGCGCTGGCGGCAATTTCTGGCGCAGCACCCAGCGACAGGAACGTGGAGCCGAGCGCGGCGGCCTGGCGATAGTCCAGACGGTCCGCCACGCCCCCCATGCGCTGTAACACATCGATAATGTCAGCGCCCTTTGACATGGCGTTATCGTCCAGGTAGTTCAGCGCGTCGCCCAGCTGTTCAATGTTACGGGTCGGCACCTTATACAGACTGGCGATTTTCCCCAGCCCTTCGGACAGCTCATCGGCAGGCAGTTCAAAGGCCGTTGACGCTTTGGCCGCCGTACTGGCGAAGGCCAGCAGGTCGCGCTTCTGATCCGCCCAGGAGTCGTTAGGGTTCGCCACGTTCATGCGCGCCCCGCCTTCAACCAGCGCGGCATAATCCACCGCGCCGTTTTCCATCGGTAGCTGTTCACTGGCGGCTTTGATGGCGTCCTGCATTTCGTAGAACCGGGCGGTGCGGTTGCCGTTATCATCGCGCAGACCGTTGACCTGCTTTGCCACGCCCTTCATGGCATCCTCCATGCTGGCGTAGCTTTTCACCGCCGCCATCACCGGCGCGCCCATTGCCAGCCCGGCGGCCGTAGTGGTTGCTCCGGCCCCTGCAATCCTGTCCCGCACCTCCAGACGGCGGGAGTACTGCTCGCGGACCGAATTTATTCGCGCCTGCTGTTCGCCCAGGCGTTTCAGGGATTTCATCTGACGGTCCAACGCCTGGCGGGTTTCGTCGGCGTTCTGCCGCAGCTCCCGCTGCGCGCTGCTGAGTTTCTTCGTATCCAGCCCGGCTTCATTGAGTGCCAGGCGCTGACGCTGCATCGACTGGCGCAGCCCGTTGTATTTGCCCTGCAGGTCTGTGACGCGGCTTTTTGCCTGCTCCAGCAGTCGGGCCTGTGCCGCCGTCGGGCGGTTGGTGGCATTAAACTGCGTGGCGAGTTTCGCCGCCTCTTCGCGTGCGGCTTTCAGACTGTTACCGGTGACGGCCAGCTGCGCGCTGGCTTTGCGGAAACCGTCAATCCTGCCCGCCTGGGTGTCTAACTCTTTTAGACGGGTGCGGCTTTGCTGGACTGCAGTTGCCAGCTCCTTCGAGCTGGCCTGCGCGGATCGGAACGGGCGGGTGAGTTTATCAACCGCATTAAGAATCACCTGCAGGCGCAGGTTGTTGTCACTCATCGCTGGCCCCGCTTCGCAGAATGGCTTTATGTCGCCACTCCAGCACGTCCGTTAGCGGCATAACGTCAGTGACGGACGGCGACCAGTGAAAGATGGTGGCAATGTCTGCCACCAGGCAATCTACCGTCAGGCTGTCGGCAAACCGGCAAGCACCGACTTCTTCAATAAAAAAGTTACCACCTCGACCGACAGCGCGGTGAGGTCGGCGGGGTCCAGCTCCGCCATTTCCTGCGCGGTCAGGGTAGGCGTGGAAATACGCGGAATAACGGTCATCATCGCGCCCACATCCATATCCATGATGGCCTGCAAGCGGGTGCCACGCAGCGCGCCGGACTGCGGTTTACGCAGAATGATTTCGGTGATTTCTGTTTTGCCGCGCTTGATCGGGGTATCAAGCTGCACGGCCTTTTCAGTCGGTTTATCGCTCATGTTCGTGTCCTGTTAATGGGTACTGGCGCGACGGTCCGCGCCGTTAAGGTTAATCAGAGGCCAAGGGCGTCACGGTGCGCTTCCATCAGGTCCACGCCGTCCACGATTTCAATCATGTTGACCAGATCGACCTCATAGAGGACTTCGCCGTTGATGGTCAGCTTCGCGTAGCTGTTGGTGCTGGTCACTTTGGTGGTGCTGCTTTCCCCGGTCTTCCATTCGCCGGAATCCAGCTCTTTGTGACGCCCGCGCACAACCAGCTCGACCGCCTGCACTTCGCCTGTGTCGTCACGCTGGATAGAGCCAGTAAAGCGCAGCTGGATGGCGTCCACCGTCGCTTTGCCCATCTGCTTAAACAGCAGCAGCTCGGTGCCGCCGATGGAAAACTCCGTATCAATAGCGCCGTCATCCAGCCCCATATCCACGTCCACCGCGCCGGGCATCCCGCCGCCGCGATACTTCTCAAACTTGCGGATGAATTTCGGCAGGGTCAGCGACTCGACGATCCCCTGCCAGTTGTTCCCGTCGTTAAACAGGTTCAGGTGTTTCAGCTTGCGTGGTAAAGCCATGGTGTCCCCTTACGCGCTGACCTGGCTGGAGAAATCCAGCAGGTACTGATCGGTGATGCGCTGGCGCAGCATCAGGTTTTCCAGCGGCGGCACAGGCGTGTAGTCGTAGTCGATGGTGAGCTTCCCGGCTTTCAGGGAGTCCTTATCGTTCACGGCCTCATCCAGCCAGCAGTCCGCGCCGATGATGTAGCCCTGCGTTTTCAGGCTGCGCAGTTTGGCGCGAATACCTTCGATAATGTCGCGGGCCAGCGACGGGTTCAGGACGCCATCCACTGCCCACATGTGCGCCTCGGCGATGGTGTCCGCCAGCACCTGCGCCGTGCGGGTATAGTTTTCGAAGGCAAACAGCGGATCGTCACTGAGGCAGCGGGAACCCCAGAAGCGGAAACCGTCCTTGCGGATAAGCGTGGTGACGTCGTTCTGGTTGAGCAGTCCCGCATCGGTTGCCGGGTCCTGTAAATCCCAGAACACATCAGCGGACAGCCCGGTGACGCCGTTCACGCCGACATTGGACAGCGTTTTGTGCCAGCCTGTCTGCTCGTCTATTTTGGCACGCAGGCCGAGCGCACGGGCGGAGGCATACGCAGTCGCGTCGGCATTCAGTACGGTGTCAAAGTTGATGAAGTCAGGCCAGATCAGCATCCCCTCGCGCTGGCTGAAATTAGCGCGGTAGGCAATGGCGTCTTCCACCGTTTTGCAGCCGTAGGCTGACAGATAGGCAAAGCCGCGCAGACTCTGCGCCACACTCAGCAGCTCAGTGGCAACAGCCTGCGTGTCATGCCCCGGCACACCGAGAATGCGCGGCTTCACACCGAGTTGCGACTGTGCGGACAGCAGCGCTTTCATGCCCGTTTTTTTACCGTCAGCAGTGACGCCGCCAAGAATATTGGAGGTAGTTTCCGCTTCGGTTTCGCCCTGGGCGACACGTACCACGACGGTGACGGGTTTAGCCTGGTCGGCAATCGCATCCAGTGAACGCGCCAGCGTGCCGGACTCGCCCGCCTTGCCGCTGGCGATCAGGACGTCAGTCAGCAAAACCGGTTTATTGAGAGGGAACATTGCCGCATCGGCATCATCGCCGGTGCAGACCATGCCAACGATAGCGGTGCTGACCGTGGTAATGGATCGGGTGCCTTCGTTGATTTCGACAACGCGCACCCCGTGGTGATAATCCTGAGCCATAGAGCAATTACTCCAGATTTAAGTTGAAGCAATATGCTGCATGTTGGAATTTGAGTGTGCATTTGGTATGTATTGTTTCATCTCTTACACAATGTCCGTAAGGCAAGACACCAAAAATGAAAGCTGAAGAAAATGTTGTCGATGAATGGATGAAGCAATCTGTACGAAAAGAGATCTATTACCGCATTGGTGTGTGGTGTTCAATCACAATAATCGTCTTGTATATCAGTTCTCTCGCGCCTTCTTTTGCACTCGAGGAGTATGTCGTACCCTTTGTAAAAAAATTATATGACCAGTTAAATTTCATTTGGGCATTTCTTTACTTCTTGATACTGATTTCATTTTTCTTCAAAGATATGGCATATATAAAAAAGGAAAAATGGGGTAATAAAAGCAACCGACATATAGTCGGGATGCTATTAAAGAAAATCACCAGTGAGATTCTCTTATGGTCGGCAGGGATTTCAATCTCTTTAGTAACCATCATTGTGTTATGCTTCCCATTTATTTTGCTCACTCATGACAATTCTGATTTTTCGACTTTTTTATTAAGCGCATTCATAATTCTATTTACATCATTCTTCACAGCAATGATTCTCTCTTTATATTATCATCTCAGAATTGACCGCCCTACTATATACCGCCTGACGAATTCATATATTTTAACCAAAGCAATCTACTGCATCTTATTATTAGGCTGTGTCGTTCTGTACATATGGATTGATGCGAGATAATGTAATTTTATTTATAACTTAGATTTTAATTCCCCCCCAGACATCTGAGGGGAAAGTGTTCAAATCGGTTTTTCTGGCCAAACAATTTCTGGGTACTGTAAAATATCTACTCGGGTCAGCAGCACCCGATATTTCCGCCACGCATCATAGCGGCTTTTTTCTTCTTCAGTTGCCATGCCAAGATCTACGGCATCCTGTAGCGGACTAATACTTTCACCGGCAGCCTGAATCAGTGCGGATTTTTGCAGATCTGCCGTTTTAATAGCATCCGCTTTTCTCGCATCTTCATCTGTCACCCATTTTTCACCATCCCATCTGTCATATGGGGTTTCGGGTGCCTGCGTTGTGGTTCCCTCTGGATAATCTCCGGGCGACGTAACATTCACCGGATCACCGGTTCCTGTGCTCCAAACCGTTTTACCGCGGTAATCGGATAAATATTCCCAGCTATCGCCCATGGGTGACCTGCACACAGCAAATCCCTTTCGGGCTTTCAGTGGCTCATCGGTGCAAGCATTTGCGGGCAAGCCCACGCCAACAGGAAGATACTCAGACGTTGCAGATAAATACTCTCTGGTTTCACCGCCATAGTTATAAACCGTCACTTCGCCTGCGACGATGGCGATGCCCTGTTCCAGTACCGCTGTCTGCATTACGCTGCCCTCACGATATAGTTAAACGCGATATTGCGCGAACGGGTTTCTGTTGCTGTTCGCACGGCCCGCGAAATATCAAAATCAAAGTTTGCCGCACCATATCCGCCGTTGGTGGAAGGTGTCAGCCCGGTAGATAAAATCGACTCCACGATGCCGAACGGACCGGAATAAGCGACATCCCGGAGCATCTGCAGGCGGCCAATTGAGCCTTTGATATTCTGAATTGCATCCGACTGAGAGGACAGCAGCGCACGCCCGGCATCAACTCCGCGTCCGTCATCCCATCCCCGGATAAATTCGCCACGCAGATCGGGTAATTTCAGCGCAGGATAGGCCTTCGCCAGCTCGGGATATTGCGAGGCAGTAAAGGCCGCACCATTACATTTCAGCCACCCCTCTGGTGCCGACGCCAGCGGCCATGAAACCGGAACGCCCACCGGCAAAGCCGAACCGGCCCCCAGGCGGAGGTTATTTAAAAATGCTGCCACGTCGGCAATATCAGCCCCGTTTTTGCTGATATCCATTTTACCGGCCAGCGCACGGGTCATCGTTGTGGCAAAGTTTGGATCGTTCCCCAGCGCAGCCGCCAGTTCGTTCAGCGTATCCAGTGCCGCCGGGGACGAGCCGACCAGTGCCGCAAGAGCTGACTTCACAAAAGCGGTGGTGGCAATCTGCGTGTTATTGACCGTCTGCGCGGCAGTGGGTGCCGTTGGCGTGCCGGTCAGTCCCGGACTTGCCAGCGGCGCTTTGAGTGCCAGCGCGTTATTGAGTGCCGTCACCACCGCCTGCACAAAAGCCGTGCTGGCAATCTGGGTGGTATTGGTTCCCGCCGGTGCGGTTGGCGTTTTCGGTGTACCCGTCAGCGTCGGGCTGTCTTTCTGAGCGTACTGCGTATGCGGGTCTGCTGCGGCGATGTGTTTAGCCATCTGGTCATCCACATACACCTTCAGCTCCAGCGCCTTGTCATCCACGTATTTACGGGTTGCCAGCACCACGGCGGGGTCGATTTTCAGGGTGACATTTTCGGTGCTACTGGTGATCAGCACCATGCGCACGGTCTGCGTGCGTCCGCTCCCCTCGGCCAGCTGCGGCTTGTAGCTCTCCGGGCAGTTGCCGACGGCAATCAGCGCGCCGGTGTCATCAAACAGACCAACCTCGCGAATCCACCACCCGCCCTCGGTTTCGGGGATCACCTGCTCGGCAATAATCTGGCTGCTGTTCTGCGGGTCGATGTAAAGCATATTGAGATCGGCCCGGCGCTTTTCAGCAACCAGTTTTGTCTGTTGGGCGTTAGGTGTCGGCAGCACACCGCCGCCATCGCCTACAGCCATCCGGATAATGTTCAGCGGCACGCCGAGCGCGGCGGAACTTGCCAGCTTCGCCGCGCCGATCTCCGTCATCAGGGTGTAGAATTTTGCGCTCATGGATTCACTCTCACTGTGTCAATAACATGGACCGCCCCGCCCTCGTAAGCGGTGCCGCCGGAAATAATGGTTTCATTGATGTACGGGTAAATCGTAATTTCTTCGCCGGTGTAGGTGGCTGCACCGACGAAATACGGCCCGCTGGTCTGCAGGTTGATGGACATGCCGATCAAGTGGCGGCTGCAGGGTTTGGCGTCGCTGATGAGGCGCTCCAGCTCCAGATAGGTTTCTTCCGTAATGCCCTGGTCCTGCACGCCAATATCCAGACGAAACGTGCCCGGCTGCTCGCCGGTCTGCCACCATTCGATAATGCGGATCAAAAAGCCGAACGGCTCCACCACCCGACGCACGGCGCTGGTTGTGCCTTTGTGCTGATGGATATAGAACGCATCCTGCACCACCCGGCGTTTGACGCTTTCCGTCCAGCTTTCGTCCCAGCGGTCCACGGAAAACGCCCACGCCAGATACGGCAGAAAACTGACCGGGCAGGTTGCCGGGTTCCACAGGTCACGCAGCGGCACCTCCAGTCCGGAAATTCCGCTGCAGCTCTGCGCCAGTCGGCGTTCAAGCGGCGTTGAGCCAGGCGGCAGCAGACTATTCATCCGTGCCCCCGTTGATCACATTCCACTGTGTACAGGAGGCAGCCTGCGTTTTGTCCAGCACCACATCAGCCAGCGGAGAAGCCAGCTCCACGCGCTGCACACCTTCAACATGCAGCGCGGCATACAGGGCACTGCGGCGGATATCACGTCCTAGCCGCGTCTGACTGGCGATGTACTTCTGCAGGCTGGCTTTTGCCGCCGCCATCACCGGCTCCGCTTCCGGTCCAGGATAAAGAAACACCGTTGCCTCCACGCTGTACGGAATAATTTCGGCGCTGCGCACCGTCAGGCGATCCGCCACCGGGCGCACGCTCTCGCTGTTCAGCGCCTTTTCAACCACGGCCAGCAGGTCATTCTCTGCCGTACCGTCACCCTCCCGGCTCAGTACGGTCAGCACGACCTCCGCCGGTGCCGGGCTGGTTGCGCTGGCATCTGCCACGCGTCCGTCTGCACTTCTTGCGTGAAACTCATAGGCTGCCGTCGGCCCCGCAACGGAAAGACCTTCGAAGGCCGCAGGCACGCGCAGGCGCAGCGCGTCGTCGCTTTCCAGAACGGCGGCAACCGGCGGCACGGCGTCGTTGTCAGCTGGCGTCACCGTCAGACGTTTGACGTTGTAGTTGGCTGCGAGCTGGTCCAGATCGCCGCCGAGGGCATACGCCACCATGACCGCCTGCGCGGCCTCATTGATACGCTGGCGCAGCAGAACTTCTCGGTAGGTGCTTTCCTGCAGCTGTTTGGTGATGGGTTCAGATTCCAGCGCCAGCGTGCGCGCGACGGCGGCCTGCTCATCCACCGGATAGAGCGCCACAAAAGCGGCCTTACGTTCCGCCAGCAGAGTTTCAAAATCCGGCACGTCCACAATCTGCGGCGCGGGGAGCTGGGAAAGGTCAATGACCGCCATTGTCTGCTCCTGTTGATACGGAAAGGAAAACCGGCGCGCCGGTAGTGCGCTGTCCGGTAAGGTCAACCAGCATGGAACCGTCAAAGTTAGAGCTGATGGTGATGGAGTCCAGCGTCAGGCGAGGTTCCCAGCGACTCAGGGCCATATACACCGCAGACATGATCTGCAGGCGCAGCGCCGGGTTCTGCGGCTGGTCAATCAGGATGGATAACAGGGAACCATATTCCCGGCGGGCAATGCGGCTGCCCTGCGGCGTCAGCAGAATATCGCGCACCGACTGGCGCAGATGGTCCGTGTCCGTGATAGTTTTGCCGTTGTTCTGATTCATGCCGAGATACAGCGTCATACCGGACCTCCCGACGTGTCGCCGCCCTTCATGACTTTGATATGGGCATGGTCATCCACCACGATCCCGTTGGAACTCATCGCGCCGCCGCCCTGGGTGACAGCGCCGTTGATCACCACTTCGCTGTTGATGCGCGAAGTGTTGGCCTCAACAACAAACTCAGCGGTTTTGAGCGTGATGTTGTCTGCCGCCTCGATCACCATGGATTTGATACCTTTGACGAACCAGCGTCCGGTGGCAGGTTCGTACTCAAACCAGCCGCCGTCCGGGTACTGCGTCACGCAGCCGTCCACGGAATCCGATGGCGGTGAAAACTGGCTGGAGTAGATGGCAGGCAAGGCGAATGCAGTTTCAAGATTGCCGCCCATGCTCAGAACCACCACCTGTTCATCCGGTGACGGACACCACCATGTGCGGGCATTACCGGCACGCAGCGTCAGCCAGTTAATCCAGTTGGTTTCGAGTTCGCCCACCTTTACCCGGCACAGCCAGTTCTCCCGGTCCACTTCGGTCACGGTGCCGGTGCGGATCAGGTTGGTGATAAGGCGCATGATTTCTGTGAGTTGTGCGTTCATGGCTTTAGATTGCCATTAGACACTTTTGATATGCAGTGTGATAACTTGTGTGGCTATCCACACAAATCAAAAAACGAAGAAAATGAGCCAACGTAAATATCCAACTTATGAGTTACGCGAATATAACGATGCTGCGGAACTTTGGGATGCGCTATCTCCGACAAAAAGAATCGACCCAAACTGCGTAGATAATATTATTTATAGAGGGCAAGGCGATGCCGAATGGCATTTAATTCCATCTGCACTTCGTAATCCACCACATTACTTATCTAAAAGACTCAATCCAAAATCAGATGATATTGTTGCAAGTGAGATAATCATTCTAAAGTCCTTCGTTAATCATTGCGATAGAGTTGGCGTAAGAATTCCCGGCGACAGCCCAGAGTTTCGTAGTAAACATGTTGAAGTTTCTAACCAAGATCAGTGGTTTATAAATCCCTCAACATGGCCTAACCCAAAGGTGCTGGATTTAATGGCCTTAGCACAACATCATGGTGTCCCAACAAGGCTTTTAGATTGGACCCGCATACCTTACATTGCTATTTATTTTGCAGTTAGCTCATGTATAGCTAACTATATGAATTGGAAAGAATCAAGCAAATTGTCCATATGGGCCTTTAATAAAGAGTGTATAAACCTTCATCCTCAAATAAATTTACACTCTTCAGCAGGTTCAATCAGCCCACACCTTGCAGCTCAATCAGGGCTTTTCAGTATACATCCTCATACAGGTGGTAGAGGCCGAACTGCGATAATTCATAGCCTTGAAGAGCTTTCAGGAGATTACCCTCATCCAGTATTTTTTAAATATACACTCCCAATAAAAGAGATTCTTAAAGCTTACCGTCTATTGAACAAAGCGGGTTTCAGTGCCGCAAGCATTTATCCTTCTGCAGACGGAGCAGGAAAAGCAATTATTGATGACATAAATCTCAACCGCGCCATGATTAGACTCGACGAATTAGAAATCTCCCTCTAATTCAGCCAAGTCAGAAGCAGCGCCTTCGTAATACGTTCAACTTCACTATTTGTGCCCAATAACCGCCGCTTTGCATAGTGGACCTCCGCGCCTTTGCGACTCACGCGATCACGCAGGCCGTAATGGTGGATCCGCGCAATACGCTGCACATTCCCTGCAAACTGCACGCTGGCTAAGTCCGCGCTGGCTGCAGTTTTCAGGTATTTCGCAGTGCGCAATTTCGAGAACATCTGCCGCTTGATGCGCCCCTTTTTAGTCCGCGCCGTGATCTTTCGCGGCTCGTACCCGCTGCCGTCAGGGTTGCGCTGCAGTCTGATGTTCTGCTGCTGATTCCGGCGCAGCTCCTGCGCCAGCTCACGCATCATGCGCTGACGTGCGGCAGGCTCCAGATTTGCCAGCAGGGCCGCCAGCCACTCATCGACCTTGTGCAGATTATCCACGTTTCACCGTCCACATTTCTTCTGACTCGTCGGGTTCTGGCTCCGCCTCAACTGTCGAGACTCCGCCGTCGGTGCTGACCAGCACGCGCTCCGTCAGCTGCAGGTTCAGGCTGATATCACACACGTCGTTGCGCAAAATATCCACCTCAAAGGTAAACAACTTTTCGCGCAGCTGCGGGTTGTTGATGGCATCCGTCTGATTGGCTTTCAGCCACAGCAGCACCGGGGCCATCAACAGATTCTGATCACCGCTGAAATCCTCGATCACCACATTCAGGGTGTAGCGATATTCCCACGACATAGACAACGCGCCAGTTGCCACGAGGGAACCGTTATCCACGAACAGATGCAGCTTGTCCGGGTTATCGCGCACATAGGGCACCGCCTTATTCAGGGCGCTGCGTAAGGACTGCGGCTTGTTCACTGTTTCGCTCCTGACACGTCACTATCGTGTCCACTTTGTCAGCACAGACCGCCCAGGCGGCCTCGGTTTCATCCAGCATGGCGTTCAGATCGCCATTACTGCGCGGCGCTGATGGGGTCAGGCTGCACGGCGTCACTCTGGGACAGCCATTCACGGTAAGCTGCACCTCCGGCGAGGGCCGGACGCTCCCGCAGCCGGATAATGTCAGCAGGCAAAGGAGTGTCAGCCCAGCGGCGTAAATCCTCGTTTTCACGTTTTAGCTCCTCTATCCGGTGCTGGCGGTGACGCAGCAGCGTGGAGGTCTGCTCCGCTGCCGCATAAAGCCGCATCTGCTCCCGGCTGTTGGTTTCGGTGAGTATCGCCAGGCTAATGAGCTGGCTGTTTTTCTTCGCCAGCTCACGCGCTTTCGTCTTCAGCGCTTCGCCCTGCGTGTCGATAGTGTGGCGGGCATCGCTCAGCTGCCATGACTGCCAACCCAGCGCTGCAACAACCAGCGCCAGCACTATCGCCAGCGTGCGCGTCATGCCCCTGCCCCCTGCAGACACCAGGCCATTTCACGCGCGCGGCGGTTTTCCAGCCCCTGATTAGACACGCCCTTGACGTACACCCAGCGCGGCAGCTGGCGGCAGGCATCAACCCAGCGTTTTTGATTCAGCAGTTTCACCAGCGTGGAGCTGCAGGCATTACCCGTGCCGACGTTGAAGGCAAATGACACCACGGCGTCATAGACCTTTTGCGGGACGGATGGCACCACGCACTTCTCCAGCGCCCGTTCGACAGTCAGCACGTTGCTAATCAGCCCCTGCGCCGCCTGCCGTTCCGTAATGGTTTTGCCCGGCGTGACGCCTGACGTGTTGCCGATCTCGTCAGTCCAGACGCCCGCGCTGCACTGGTACGGCTGCAGGCGACAGCCTTCGTAATCGACAATCAGTTTCAGCCCCTCCACGGAGGTATGCAGTGACTGAAAACCGGGCAGCGTGGCGGCGATAGCCAGTACCGCCCCGACCAGACAGCGCTTAACGATTGAAGGATTCATACTCCCCCCGTGAGATTTTGCCGCCGCGCAGCAGTTTGAAAGACTGGTGTTTGTAGTACCAGTTGATCGCCAGCATCAGCACACCAATCAGCACGCCGCCGACCGTGGACGCATCCTTGAGCGACAGATCGCCCAGCCAGGCCAGCAGCACGGCGATGCAGTAAGTGATAAAGGCGCTGACTCTCTCAAGCGTCATGATTCAGTCCCATAGCTGGACGGTCTGCGCGGTGGTTGATGCCGGGAGATCCGGCAGCTCCACCTGCAGCCCGTGCGGTAAAAAGGGGCCATGTTCAGCCAGCCCCGGATTGGCACGTAATACCTGCTCCGTGACACCCTGCGTGCGCCCGTAGTAACGCCAGCACAGAGCGTCCACCGTGTCATACTGGTGCGCACGCACTTTCATCAGATAAGCTCCACCGTGCAGTGCGGCGCATCCTGCACCCGGCTGATGGCCCAGCGGGCATCCCGCCACAGGTCGCCGCTGGCCTCCGCCAGCTCCTCTCCGCGTTTCACGCCAGACGCCGTGGCGTCATAATCCTGATATCGCTCATTAAGGACGGCGCGCGCCCAGCAATAGACGGCGTTGTGATAGTGCTGGATGCGCTCGTTTTTGCCGTCGAGCACGTCCGCAGGCACCTCGGCCAGCGCCTGAAAGCCGAGCATTCGCTGGCGGTTGCGGAAGTCGAACAACTCGGCGTTTACTTCTGAAATGGCGGTGAGCAGCACCTGCTTTAAGCGCGGCTGCGTCACCGTGCCGTCAGTGCGCATCACGCTGCGAAACTCCGACAGGCTCACATCCGGCCAGAATGGCGTGTTTTTAATGACCTCCGCCTGTTCCGGTGCCGTTTCGGGCGCAACAAACTTCATGCGGTGTTCTCCTGAATAAGTGGGCGGTGGACGGGATTTTGATATGGCATTGCCTGTCGCCATCCCGTGCCGCCCGTGCGCGGGGCACGTTCCGTCAGCGGTCGTTGCGCAGTCTGCGCTCCAGCCGCTCTTTGTCTTTCTTCACACCGCAGCGGGAGTCCAGCTGGAGCGCATGCGTGAGGTGATTCAGGGCCGAGGCCGGATTGCTTTCACTCAGCACTGCGCCGATGGCTTTGTGCAGGCGCGCCCGTGACTGGTCCGGCATATCCTGCCCGGTGGTCAGGTCCAGCGTCTGCAACAGTGGATCGGCATCAAAAGGCGCAGCGGCGAGCATCGCGCTTTGCGCCGCGTCGGCCATTTCCTCGGCCAGCACGGTCTGCACGTTGCGATTGCCGAGTGGCATCACCCAGCCGTGGCGCAGGGCATGACGCGCAATTTCCAGCGCACCGGCGTAATCCCCGGCATCGATACGCCACAGCATCACGTACATCAGGACGTCATCCTGCTGCGCGCCTCCCGCTGCCAGCACGCCGTCCGCCCAGGCGGTGTATCGCGGCAGCAGCTCCACCTTGATTTGCGCCTTTTTCACCGTGGACTGGATGCCCTTGAGGCGGCGACGGTCCTCTGCCAGCTGGAGCAGCATCAGGTCATAACCCGACGCATGGCGAACACTGCCGCCCTCGCGGGCGGCCTGTTCAGCCTGAATGCGCAGGCGGTGCTGCCGTGCGGGACTCAGGCTCATGCGTTACTCCCCGGCATCCGGTGCGGCAGGCGCGCTGAAATCACCGATGGTGATGTTTTCCACAAGTGCCGCGCAGCGGTAGTCTTCAACCACATAGGCCTCGTTCACCGATTCGAAGTTTTCAATGCGGTCACGCTTCGGGTTGTCGATAACCGAGCGGCGGCGGGTGTCTTCCTGCCAGTAGATGGACAGGTTATCCAGACGGGTGATCAGCACAGCATTTGCCGGGAAATACGGCGCGCGCACGGCCTGCAGGCCGCCCATGCGTTTCTGGCTGATGATCAGATCGGCGGCGATTTTCTCGCTGTTCTCCTGCTCCTTGTTGACCAGCGGGAAATACTTGTCCGATAAAAGCTCACGGCCACAGACCACGACCAGCTCGTCATCGTCCTGGAAAATCGGATCGATAAGTTCGTTGACGGCATCCATCACCAGCGCGTCGAGGTTGGCGTACAGACCGCCCTTCCCGACTTTCACCGGCTCGATGGTCACGGTGCCGTCGTCTGCCGTTTTAATGCCCAGCACGTTGTCCGGCGCGTCTTCGCGGATTTTCTGCAGCCAGCCCTTGTTCACGTCCTGCAGCAGGACGTTCTCGCCACGGTTCGAGGTTTTGGCGCGCTTCACGCCGTTAAAGCCGATCATGATGCGGTCCAGTGCCTGGCGCTTCACGATGGCGTTACGAATACGCACCTGGAAGTCCTGGAACTTCGCCCACAGGTCCAGCTTCGCGTAAGTCAGCACCGTGTCGAAGTTGGTCTGCTCGCACTTGTACTCCACGTCCGCCATCAGCGTCGGATCGGTTGGCTCGCGCTCTTTGGTGGTGGTATCGGTAGTGCCTGCAATGGTGCTGCCAACGCCCAGCCCCAGCAGCTGGCCGGACTGTTCAGCCACGCCCATCACGTTAATCAGCGTCAGAAACGCGGCGGACTGCTGGATCTCATCTTCCAGCGTCTGCGATACCGACGGCTCCACGGTAAACTTGCTGGCAAGCTCGGTCACGGCCACACCGTTCAGGCGCGCCAGTTGCTGCAGGTAGGCGTTAAAGGCAAAGCGGGTTTTCTGTTTCATTAATGTTTTTGCTCCTCAGCAATTGGTCACGGTGCCAGCCGGGGCGTCACCGCCCGGTGCGCGCTGGCGGTAGTCTTTGCGGCTGTCTTCGCGGTTGAGCTTCTGCTCCAGCTCGGCAAAAGCGGCCTGCTGCTCCTGCAGGGAGGATTCGAGCGCGGACAGGCGTTCGCCGTTATCAGAGAGGGTTTTAGCGGTGCGTTCGCTCAGGTTCTGCTGCTCGGTGGCGATCAGCTCCACGGCCTGATGGACATCAGAAAAACGCGCGTCGTCGGTCTGCTCTTTTTTGGTGAACAGCGCGGTAACGCGGGCAAACAGGGAGGGTTTATCGTCCTGAATTTCGTCCAGCTCGATTAGCGTTTCTTCGGCGGCAGAAAACAGGTTGTCCGGTTTCTGCTTTCGGTTCGCCAGCGGGTTATGGGCAGCACTGGCGCTGAACGCCAGCATTTCGGTGCCGAGACTTGCCGGATCGTCCGTGGCAGCCAGACCGACAAGATAGGCTTTGCCGGTGTCGGCAAACTTCGGGCTGACCTCCATGGAGGTGAACAGCTTCTGCCCTTTTTTGACCAGCTCCACCAAAGAAGTGGTCGGCTCCACGTCGGCGTACAGCGCCATTTTTCCTGCCAGCGGGCCGTCCTTGATTTCATCGGCAACCAGCGCCGTCACCTGGCCGTAGCGATTAAAGGCGCTGTCCGGAGAATAGGACTTGATGTGCTCAAGGTTAATCAGCGCGGTGTAGACCGTCGGGTTATAGCTGGCCGCCATCTGTTCTAGCCATTCGCGCTGGATTTCGCGTCCGTCGGTGGTGGCACCTTCCACCCCAATGCGGAAACGCTTTGCTTTCACTGTCATGAACCGTGCTCCGTTAGAAAACTGTCTGGAGCCTTATGGTTGCGGGGATGGGGGGAGTGAGACAACGCGCGGCGCTTGTGCCTTTCGCCATACAAAACGAAGCCGAAGAAAGAGGTCATTCAAGCCCGTAGGCTTGTGCCATGGATATGACACTGACCCCCGCAGACCTCGATCCCCGTCGGCAGGCTATGCTGCTGTACTTTCAGGGATACCGCGTAGCCCGCATTGCTGAAATGCTGGGCGAGAAAGTTGCAACCGTTCACAGCTGGAAGAAGCGCGACAAATGGGGCGAGTACGGGCCGCTGGATCAGATGCAGCTCACCACCGCCGCGCGCTACTGCCAGCTCATAATGAAGGAGCAAAAAGAAGGGAAAGACTTCAAGGAGATTGACCTGCTGGCGCGCCAGTCCGAGCGCCACGCCCGGATCGGCAAATTCAACGACGGCGGTAACGAAGCGGACCTTAACCCCAACGTCGCCAACCGCAACAAAGGCCCGCGCAAACCACCGGAAAAAAACCTGTTCACGGACGAGCAGATCGAGAAGCTGCAGGAGGTTTTCCACGACTCGATGTTTGCCTATCAGCGCCACTGGTGGGAGGCAGGCAACCGGCACCGTATCCGCAACCTGCTCAAGTCGCGCCAGATTGGGGCAACCTTCTTCTTTGCCCGTGAGGCGCTCATTGACGCCATCACCACCGGGCGCAACCAGATTTTCCTCTCCGCCAGCAAAGCACAGGCACACGTCTTTAAACAGTACATCATCGACTTCGCCAAAGAGGTCGACGTGGAGCTGAAAGGCGACCCGATGACGCTCAGCAACGGCGCGTGTCTGTACTTCCTCGGGACCAATGCCCGCACGGCGCAGAGCTACCACGGCAACCTGTACCTGGATGAATATTTCTGGATACCGAAATTCCAGGAGCTGCGCAAGGTCGCCTCCGGGATGGCCATTCATAAAAAATGGCGGCAGACCTACTTTTCCACGCCGTCCAGCCTGACGCACAGCGCGTATCCATTCTGGTCCGGTGCCCTGTTCAACCGGGGCCGTGCCAAAACGGACAAGGTGGATATTGACCTGACCCACGGCAGCCTGGCCCCCGGCCTGCTCTGCCCGGACGGACAGTATCGCCAGATTGTCACCGTGGAAGATGCGGTGCGCGGCGGCTGTAACCTGTTCGACATTGACCAGCTGCGCATGGAGTACAGCCCGGACGAATACCAGAACCTGCTGATGTGCGAGTTTATCGACGATCTGGCGTCCGTGTTTCCGCTCAGCGAGCTGCAGGCGTGCATGGTGGACAGCTGGGAAGTGTGGTCAGATTTTCACGCGCTGGCGCTGCGCCCGTTTGGCTGGCGCGAAGTGTGGATCGGCTACGACCCGGCAAAGGGCACGCAGAACGGCGACAGCGCGGGCTGCGTGGTCATGGCCCCGCCTACAGTGCCGGGCGGCAAGTTCCGCATTCTGGAGCGTCATCAGTGGCGCGGAATGGACTTCCGCGCCCAGGCGGACGCCATCAAAAAGCTGACGCAGCAGTACAACGTGACCTATATCGGCATCGACTCCACCGGCGTCGGCCACGGCGTGTATGAGAATGTGAAGGCGTTCTTCCCGGCCGTGCGCGAATTTGTCTACAACCCCAACGTCAAAAATGCCCTGGTGCTCAAAGCCTACGACATTATCAGCCACCGCCGTCTGGAGTTTGACGCCGGGCATACCGATATCGCGCAGTCCTTCATGGCAATCCGCCGCGCCACCACGGCCAGCGGCAACCGTCCGACCTACGAAGCCAGCCGCAGCGAAGAAGCCAGCCATGCCGATCTGGCCTGGGCAACGATGCACGCGCTGTTTAACGAACCGCTGCAGGGCGAATCCGCCAATACCAGCAATATTGTGGAGATTTTTTGATGGGCAAGAGTAAGAAAAACCGCGCTGCAGCCGCGCATAACGTTCAGCACAGCGGTGCAACCAGAGCAGAAGCCTTCAGCTTTGGCGACCCGATCCCTGTGCTGGACCGACGTGAGCTACTGGATTATGTGGAATGCGTGCAGATGGACCGCTGGTATGAGCCGCCGGTGAGTTTTGACGGGCTGGCGCGCACCTATCGTGCGGCGGTGCATCACAGCTCACCGATTGCTGTTAAGCGCAACATTCTGACCAGCACCTTTATCCCGCATCCATTGCTCAGCCAGCAGGCGTTCAGCCGCTTTGTGCAGGATTATCTCGTGTTCGGTAACGCCTATCTGGAGAAGCGCACCAATCGGCTGGGCGGTATTCTGTCGCTGGAGCCGTCGCTGGCGAAATACACACGCCGGGGCGTGGATCTGGATACCTACTGGTTCGTGCAGTACGGCATGACCACGCAACCGTACGAGTTCACAAAAGGCAGCATTTTTCACCTGATGGAGCCGGATTTAAACCAGGAGATTTACGGCCTGCCGGAATACCTGTCAGCCATCCCTTCCGCCCTGCTGAACGAGTCCGCTACGTTATTCCGCCGCAAGTATTACATCAACGGCAGCCATGCAGGGTTCATCATGTACATGACCGATGCCGCACAGAATCAGGAGGACGTGAACAACATCCGCCAGGCGATGAAAAGCGCCAAAGGGCCGGGCAACTTCCGCAACCTGTTTATGTACTCGCCCAACGGCAAAAAGGACGGAATTCAGATCATCCCGCTGTCAGAGGTGGCGGCAAAGGATGAGTTTCTGAATATCAAGAATGTGAGCCGGGATGACATGATGGCGGCACACCGCGTTCCGCCGCAGATGATGGGGATTATGCCGAGTAATGTTGGGGGATTTGGGGATGTGGAGAAGGCTAGTAAGGTTTTTGTTAGGAATGAATTAATTCCCCTTCAAAAAAGATTAGAAGAAACTAATGATTGGTTAGGAGCCAAAATAATTAAATTCAATGATTACAATTATTAGTGAATGAGGTGGCATACGCCACCTACTTATTAGTAAACCTGTAATCTTGCGCAGGCTTAATACACTGTGAGAAGACTGGTTTCAGCTTGTTTCTGGCCATAACATAATATGACCTTTTTTCTTTATTCTTTATACATGTCAGCATGGCATGAGCATCATTACCATCAACTGGAGCATATTTAGTTACAAATAAAATCTGCTCATCATCATCAATAATGCTGCAGATATTTGGGTGTTCCACTTCTGAAAAGTACACGTCTTTACGAGTTAGGTCACCTATGCCATGTTTCTCTTGCGCCTTTCCTTTTTGAACATTAATCCTCTGCAGAACAACAGTTTCGCTTGCCAAACGTTTAATATCCAAGCTCAGCCCCCGTTCTTTAAGATCTGAAGTTGGGATGGCATTATTATCCAACACATCAAGCTCTCTGTTATAGTGCTCAGAATCAAAAAGCGTTCTTATTAGAACATCCTCATCGAGAAGATCTTTAACTTTATGATCCTGACCGTTATCGCCATGATAAAAGCGCCAGCATTTTCTGAGAAAAGCCTTTATCGATGGAAACATCATCATATTCCTCTTCCCCATTGAGTTTGTTTTTATAATAGTAAGAATATGCACCTTCACCAAAGAAAGCCATGTCAATTAAATAACCATCAGTGTTCCAGTAGAAATTAATCTCTCCATCTGCCACGGCACGTATTATCGGCGCAGTCAAAGATTTCTTTTCTATTATTTCCATAATAATATATTTGGCTTCATTGATTGCCTCACTGTTAGGTGCAACTGAATTTGGTCCTAACCAACCATCCACCAATAACCCGAGCCTATCTAACTGATTGATTAGACTTACTTTAGACCCTGAAGCAAATTGTCTATCACTCAATAACTTGGCAAACAAATCTTTATATAATAGCTCAAATGAAAAATTATTAACTTTAACGTGACTAATAAAACTACTAGTTGTGTCGAGACGTTCTCTTATTATTTTGTTCTCCGCTTTAGATTCAGCGAAATGCTCGACTCCAGAATACTCTGAAATAATATCCAACCCAACGGTCAGGCCACGTACATACGACCTTGTACCTTCTGTTGAATTTGAAATACCAAAGGAGGCTCCGTTGCCTGACTCAAACGAAGTTGGAAGTATATTTACACAACTAGTCATATTCCGCCCCCAATAACTCTAATCCCTCATCTGTCAAGAAAGAAAAGAAATATTCCTTGGTAATATCATGTAGTTCTTCTAATCCATCAGAGAGTTCTCTCTCAAAATATTGCAAATCTCTTGTGGTTACGTTTCTAATGCAATCTACATCGATAAGAAAACCTTCTCTGCTTCTAAGCGAAGAATTAGCAAATTCAGCCTTAGCACCTCCGGCCATCTGTATTACTACTACACTATCTGCTGTATGTATTTCTGTTCTTACCTGGGATGTATTAAAATCTAACTTAGATGCCCCCATAGAAAGGTTTACATTTAGCATTTTATCAAGTGAAGTACTGCTTTCAGACTCAATAATATCAATATATTTTAATGAAAACCTCACAACGTTATTTATTAAAGAATAACTCATGACGTTTTCATAGACATCCATTATAACGGATTTAAATTTATCCCATCCGTCATAAGGTACGTTATATATAACCTGTAATACTTTATCACCGATGTGAACTTGATACTTTGTTGTTTCTAATACGACCAATGGGGCGTAAATAAAATTAGGGTCCGTATTCCGAATGCTGTCTGGAATTTCGGAAACAGGTGTTTTCGTAATGGAAGCACCCGGAAGATGCTTGAACAACAAGCCAGGCAAAATGTTTGAAAGTGGAACAAAACTTTCAAATCTCATTTCAAATATAACACCTACCAACAGGTCTTTCCTTAGCCGTGTAGGAAGTTTTCTCGTCATTTCATCCTCACCAAAACATACGTTATAGAGTTAATATAACAAGCCTTTATGTTATATCAACTGTAACAAAGAGCTCTTATGATCATTTTAACATCTAATTCTGATAAAGCCACAGCGCGCGCTCGTATCCCCGCCACGCCTGCCCGCTTTGTGTAGCGGTTTTCATGCAGGTGCATGACGGGCCGGAAAGCGCGCCAGTTCTGGCGGCTCCGACCCGTTGCGATCCTATTTAGATCATGCGAATCCATGCACCATAGACATGCACAGCATCTTCATGCCGCAGAATGCCGTACGGGAGGGAGTTTCCCATGGTGCGAAATCACTAATGCGTACTTTCATCCTGCTTTACTCCGAAATCATTTAGCCTGGTAACCAGATCGCTCGTCAACTCCGACAGCCACGAAATCGCAACCTCCTTGTCGTCATCGCTACAATCTGAGCTGGCGACCAGCCGGGCCATAAGTTCTATCCGCTGCAGTGCAAGTGACTCCATGAACAAATCGTTCACAACTCCCTCCCCTTATTACTGCTTATATATACAGTACAACATATGTATTTAAAGCTGAAATAGTTTTTTACTCAGCTAACTCTTTGATTAATAGATAACCTCATTCCTGACTTTTTCAGTACCACTGACGCCATTTGTCATCCTCCTGTAGACGCTGGTTTCGGTAGAACAGCCGCAACCCGGCTCCAGATGGCAGACTGCCGCCACGCAGAAGCAGATCCACTTCCGTTTCACTGGCGTCAAAGCCTCTGGACCTCAGCTCCGCATCGAGCTGCAGGCGCTGGTGATCCGTAATTTCCTGTTTGTACCCTTTCCTGCGCTTCGGTTTGACCAGCCGCAGCCTTGCCGTCAGCTCGCGCAGTTCCTTTTTGCTCATGTTTTCGTAGTCCGGCAGCGCTGCAGGTTCTTCGCTACCCGGAGATTCGCCCCCTGTCTGGTACGTTTTTTCAACAGGGGGACAGTTATTGCCACGAGTCCAAGGGGCGCGAGCGCCCTGGTCGGCTGTCGCCTCCTGAACGTCAACGACCTTACGAACCATTTTCCACTTCATCGCGTGCGTGCAGATCCGGCCCTCAACAATCGGGGACCAGATGCCATAGATTCGGATGCCGTGATCGCCGTAGGTGCCCGGCTCGTCGTTAAGCTCGTATGCGGTTCGGATAAGGTGATGTTTTCGGGGAACGAGTACGCCACCCTGCTTCATAATGTAGGTGGCAAAGCAGCCCGCATCGGCAGCTGCCAGCACGGCATCCAGTCGCGAATTTTCTAGCACTTGCGCACCTGCTTTTTTATCCCCTTGCGCTCTCGCGGCCTGCCCGGCCAGCAGACGCAGCTCGCGGTATGCCTGACGCCCAGGAATGCCGAAGAAACGGAACTGTTGAACCCGGTGCAGGGATGCCCAGGCAGTGACGTGCTCGGCGCTGTCGCGCAGTGATTTGCCGGTTTCTTTGCTGATCTCTTTTGCCAGTCCACGCCCGTCGATGTTCTTACTGATGTATTTGGCGATGTAGCTGGTCGGCGTCCCTTTGCGCGGGTTGATGAGTTCAGACTTGAAGCGCGGGCCGGTGTTGTTGCCCAGCTCGGCGCGGTCCTCGCGAATGGCAAATTTACGCAGCAGCGCACTGAGGGTGCGGCGGTCTTTTTTGCGCATGAAGCACAGCAGATGCCAGTGCACGGTGCCGTCGTGATGCGGTTCAGCAACGCGGACGCCATACCAGCGCAGACCCGCTTTGTGCATGGCCTTGCGGAATGCAGCGAAGATATCGACCAGATAGTCACTGCTCTGTCGAACTGTTTCGCTCGTCCACTTCGGATTGGGCCTGCCGTTGTTGAGCGTGGCATGGAAGCGCGACGGGCAGGTGATGGTATAAAATACGGCACAGTCGCCGCGCATTTCTGCGATCAGCTCCAGCCCTTTCACACAGGCCATCATTTCATTGCGACGGTGCGCCGGGTTGCTGCTGCTGGCGTTCACCACGTCTTCCATATCCAGCGTGTCACCATCGGCATTCACCAGCTCATGCGACTGGAAAAACTCCAGCGATTTACGGCGCTGCTCGCGTTTGTGGATCACGGCTTCATAGCTGACATAGGGGGACGCTTTCCTGTTGACCAGGCAAACGGCACGCAGTTGTTCCTCGCGCCACTCGCAGCGCATCTGCCACAGCTTGCGATACCACCAGTCTGCACACAACATCCGCGCCAGCGAACCCGGAATAAGGTCATAGGGCACGGGCTTGCGACGACGTTTCTTGCGGCGCAGCTGTTCAAAAGCAGGTGGAATCACATCAAGACGCATAGCCTCTGCTGCCACTTTTTCCCATGACTGTCGGATTTGTTCAGGTTTGACGTCATCAGCCACAAACAGATCGCTGCAGGCAGCATCGAGACACATACTCATATGCGCCGAAACCAGCGTGGACAGGCGCTTGACTTGCTCCTGATTCATCTCAGGCAAAACCAGCAGCCCCTCCAGCCCTTCATGACTCGCCATAAACCGGAACGAGGCAGAGACCTGACTTTCACGCACGCGCTCCAGTCGCTCAAGACACGGCCTGATAGTTTCACGCAGATAGCGGGAATATGCCTTTGGCCTTCCCAGTCCCTGGAAGAATTTAATCCTTTCGAGAAGCGGTTTGCTGACGTGTGGAGGCTCGGCGCTGACGTTGGCCAGAATGACTAAATCGGGATTAAAGAGCTGCTGCTCTTTTGCCATTTTGGCACGGCTGATGAGGCGGTCCTGCTCCAGTTCACGCTGGACAGGATCGCGAGACTCATTGAAGAAATAGCGTTCCCAGACCTCATCACTCATGGCCTCGCGGTGCAGTTGTTCCTGCTCGTTATCCGCAGCGTAGAGAGTGATCAGGTTTAAAAGCGCAGACACCGGCGCAACTTCCGCCGGGTCCAGATAGGGGTTTACTGCTTTTTTAGGTAAGGTCCATGGATATGCCCCGGCAGCATTACCTCCGCTGCCGAGGGCTACAGATACATGCGGTGCGACAAGACGGCCTGAACTGATATCCGTCACTCACATACTCCCGCATAGACGCTACTGCACACCGCACTGTCGTTTGTGCCTGCAAGCAGATCAAATTGCGCGCCACCTCGTGTTGTTAACGCCCAGTCGCGATAAGTCTCAATGCCGTAGCCATCTACGGTGATGACTTCAATACGTTTCTCGGCTCGTCGCGGATCGTGAGTCGACGGGAAGAACGTTGAATTACCACGACGTGAGCATTCAGCAACCATCCTTTCCCATTCTGCGACACGGCGAATTTCTTCTGGCCAGCGCTGAAAGATTTCCGCCAGTTCAGATTTACGGGCATGGATGCAGGGCATGCATCCGACACGGCTACAGCCCTGCAGATAGAGCGGATTAGGTTTGATGCCATGACGTTTGGCAATGGCGAACACATCTTCGTGCTGCCAGTTGAGGATCGGGCGATAAACATGAAGGCCAGGAGTGTTATCCGCATCTTCCTCCCAGTCCGGAAGCAATGCACGCGCTGGCGATTCCTGCGCCCTCACTCCCTGCCAGCTGATAACCTCGTCATATTCATCTAATGCAGGAACAATCACCTGAGTACGGACAGGCTCATGCTTCAAATCAAATGTGCAAAAACGAGCCTTTGTGGACGGGAATCGCCCTTTCCACATGCACAAGTCAAGAAACGGATTGCCAGTTGGTTTAAGAATTTCCAGTGCGCGATGGATACGTTCTGCGGCCTCATCAGGAGACATGCCGCATTCCTCAACCAAAGAAACAGGCCATTTTTCAGCAATGAATTTACGCTTGCCTTCAATCTGGCGAGTGAAATCCGCTTTCACACGAATAACCTTACCCAGCCGCGATTCCAGATATTCCAGGTAGTCCATCGTCTGAGGATGCTCATGGCCCGTATCAGCAAAGACAGAGATATGAGAAACATCGTTTTCAATGGCCCGTAACCACTGAGCAAGGCTATCCTTGCCCCCTGAGATACTGATGCTGTTAATAGTGCTGATACCGAAGCAACGCGGATCGATGATGTTCATACAGCACGACCGCTGTAATGTTTACCTTTCAGCTCAGCAATTTCCTGGCATGTTACACAGCACTGCACGCCTGGAATGGCTTGTCTGCGGGCTGTTGGGATTGGCGCGTCACAGTCAATGCAAAGAACGCGAGCTATACCTGGCTTTCTGGCGCGGGCGTTCTGAATATGACGCTGCAGGTTTTCTTCGACACGCTGCTGTACGAGATCCATGGAATCAGCCATCAGTGCCAGTCTCCGCGTGATTCGGCTTCATAACGGGCGACTTCACGGCGCAGCAGTTCTGCCGCCTCCACTCCGTCCATTCCCTCTTTCAGGATGTGGATCGCCAGTGCCTCCATGCGGATGGAAACGGCAAAGGCGCAGCTTTTACGCTCATCCAGGCGAGTCTCGTTAAACAGCTGGAATAAACCGGCATCATCCGGTCCGGTTTTGGTGATATGTGTTTCACTATTTCGCATAATCATTTCTCCTGAATTTGGGCAAAAGAATGCCCGGCGGGTTTACGCCATTAATTTCTGTTTTGAGTTAATTCGGCATGGTTAGCCGTTTGGGAAATAAGCTCACCACTGCCCGAAAATGATTCATTGCTTTAATCAGCTCCCGCGTTTCGTCAGTGGTCAGCTCATTAATATTGACGCTGTGACGTTCTGCCGGAATTTTTGCCATGAAGAATATGGCGGCCAGTGCCCTCTCGTTCTGTTTATGATTAATGTCGCGTGAATCGCGCATCTCATTAATAAACCGTTCCAGCTCGTGCTCAATATTCAGACCAAACACTTTTGCTCTCAGCTCCGCAATATGGTTCAGCCCATTCAGGCGCTGACCGGTACTCAGTGGAACAGTCGCTGCAGGACCTTCAATAGCCATGGTTTCCCCTGTTGGATAGTGGACAGGTCAGCCAGAAGCGCATCCTGCGAGCGGCACGGATGCCAGCGCTTCCCGTCCTTCCCGATAATCCAGCCGTGGCCGCAGTGCATTGCCGGGCTTTGCTTAACGAGAAGCGACGCAAATGAAGGTTCGTTTCTCAACATAATCACCTCAGCTCAGACCGAATGATGAGCCAAGGCCCGTTACGGTATCGACGACACTTGCCATTGCAGGGTTAGCCTGTAAACGCGCCTGCAGTGAAATCGCGGTAAGCGCCATCAGACGAGTAACAGAATTGACGCTTTCAACAACCTGGCGGCGAGTGGTCGCGTTCAGTTGAACACCAGAAACCGCACTTGCAGCGACGCGGCCGATCTCGGCGGTGGCTTTCAGGACGTACTGCGGCATTTTCTCCCGTGCGACTTCATTGGTTGGTACACATGGCAGGCAATGGATCTGCGCCAGAAATCCATCAACCAGTGTTGAGTCTTCGGTGAGATCGGTGAGTAGCCATATGTCTGGCGCTGTGAGCTGGTGTGGTTGCTCAGGGTTAAGCTTATTACGCAGGGTTTGAACGTTCATACCTGCTCGCTCTGCCAACTTCGCCATGTTGTGGCGTATAGCGAAAGCCCGGCAGGCCTCGTCAAAATGTCTTTGTTTGGAAACTTTATAATCAAACATAGTTTTCATCTCCGAACTTATCGCAAAATCGAACCTTAAAACTGACTGCGATAAGCAAACGTTTCTTATGCCGACAGTGCATCTACAGTCAGAGCAGCCATGTTAATCATGACCTTTTCGCGCTTTTTATCTTTACGCAGACGATGGCGTGGAAGGCGACCATCAGCCAGCATGTCATTGATCGTATCGACGGGAAGGCCTGTAAGTTCGCTATAGCGCTCAATTGTGACGTGCGGTGTATTCAGAGTGATTGAAATGTTTGGGGTCATGGTGCAACATTCCTTCTTTAGTTCGGCTTGTGGCGAGCCGTTGTTTATCGTGATTAGTTGTGAAGGCTCCAAAAGGACACTTCGAGGTCAACTTTAAGTTCGCTTTTGGAATCTGTCAATGGATTTTAGATTCCCTTGGAGGACATTTGGATTTCAATAGCGGCGGTAAGAAGGTGATTGAGCGTTTGGTTGAGGCGTATGGCTTCACCACTCGTCAGGCTCTCTGCGACCACCTAGGTGTGTCAAAGAGCACAATGGCTACACGTTATATGCGCGACATCTTTCCAGCTGATTGGGTGATTCAGTGTGTAATGGAAACAGCTGTGTCTATTGAATGGTTATCATTTGGCACTGGAGTGAAGAAAAACAAAATCGATTCAGAATTAATTTCCTTACCGAAGTATCTACTTCAAGATGGTGAATTAAAAAAAACGGGTTCAATGACGTTCGATAAAGAATTTCTACCTGAGTGCATATCTAATCCAATGGCAATACTTCAGTATAACAATACCTATATTTGCGATTCTAATTTTGAAGAAATTCACAATGGAAACTGGGTAATAGATATTGATGGAATAAAGTATATTAGATCAATTACCCGCTTGCCGGGAAATAAAATATCAATACAAATGGAGAACTTGAATTTTTCGTGTAAGATCGATGAAGTAGAATTCTTAGCTAAAGCAATATTAACTTGTTCACCTAACTAACAAAAGAGAATAGCATGTCAGCTGAGATGTTAGAATTAAGAGATGTTTTTATTAGTGAAGCTAACAATGCCCTTTCTAAGGGTATGATCGATTATTTTATATATAATCAGCTAAAAGAATCATTCGAGGGTGGTAATCAACTCCAAACCTATAACCTTCTTAAGAAATTAATACACAAATCTGAGTATTCCTCGCAATTAAAAAATACTGACGAGATAAGAGAGGAATTATCAGAATCAAAAAATATAATACTATCCAGTCGAGAAGAAATTAACCACCTAAAACAAACAATAAGCACTTTAATTCAAGAGAAAGATTCAATAATAATCGAAAAAGGTGAGCAAACAAAGCAAATACAAAGATTGCTAGAAGGAATAAAAAATAGAGATGCTATCATTGAATCACTCACCCAAGAGAAACAACAAATAAGAATTGATGAAAAGATCCCTGAATATGTTAGTGATGTAAGTGCGAAACTGGATATGGCAGATAATTTCTTTACAAAAAGGGCTTCTGTTTGGTCTTTTGCAGGTATTGGTTTCTCATTACTAGCTGTAACAGCAGCTTTTTGCACTTATTTACTCAATACAGACATAATAGAAAATAACGAAAAATTCAACCTAATATCAATTAGTTATATTTTCTTAAGAGGAGGCATAGGTATTGCTCTCCTTTCTTGGATATCATTTATCTGCTTCTCAAATGCAAGAAGCTATACGCACGAATCGATATTGAGAAAAGACAGACAACATGCTTTGACATTTGGGCGGCTTTTTTTGCAAATTTACGGTTCCACTGCCACAAAAGAAGACGCAATTAAAGTGTTCAAAGATTGGAATATGTCGGGGGACAATGCTTTTTCCAGCAAGCAGTCAACGCCACCAAATATGATGAAATATTTTCAAACTTTTAAAGATACAATAACCTCATCAAAAGATAAAAAGCTTACTGATGAAGGTAAAGAAACTTAATTTATTTGATTGATGAAAATCAAACATTGACCACTGTTCAAATACACAGTTAAATCTAGCCCTCAGACATGAGGGCTTTTTTATGGCAGTACGAAAACTCGATACCGGAAAATGGATTTGTGAATGTTACCCCGCAGGGCGCAGCGGACGCCGTGTCCGCAAGCAGTTTGTCACTAAAGGCGAAGCGCTGGCCTTTGAGCGTCACACGATGGATGAGGCAGAAGCTAAGCCCTGGCTGGGTGAATCGGTAGACCGTCGGACTCTGAAAGACGTGGTTGAACTCTGGTACAAACTGCACGGCAAATCCCTAACCGCTGGCGAGCATGTTTACGACAAGCTCGTCCTGATGGTCGATGCACTCGGAAACCCTCTTGCTACTGATCTCAGCTCGAAATTGTTCGCGCATTACCGTGACAAACGCCTAACGGGTGAAATCTATTTCAGTGAGAAGTGGAAGAAAGGTGCCAGCCCGGTAACTATTAACCTCGAACAAAGCTATCTGAGTGGCGTTTTTAGCGAATTGGCCCGACTCGGAGAATGGGCAGCACCGAACCCGCTGGAGAACATGCGCAAGTTCACCATTGCCGAAAAAGAAATGGCCTGGCTAACTCATGAACAGATCACAGAGCTACTATACGACTGCCAACGCCAAAGCACCCTGCTCGCTTTGGTAGTTAAAATCTGCTTGAGTACCGGAGCACGCTGGCGCGAAGCTGTGAACCTCACTCGCTCTCAGGTCACGAAGTACCGAATCACGTTCGTCAGAACCAAAGGCAAGAAGAACCGCAGTATTCCAATCAGCAAAGAGCTGTATGAGGAAATCATTGCCCTGGACGGCTTCAAGTTCTTTACAGACTGCTACTTCCAGTTTTTGTCGGTGATGGACAAAACCTCCATCGTGCTTCCACGCGGCCAGCTTACCCACGTTCTGCGCCACACGTTTGCAGCGCACTTTATGATGTCTGGTGGAAACATTCTTGCCCTGCAAAAAATTCTCGGTCACCACGACATCAAAATGACCATGCGCTATGCCCACCTAGCACCTGATCACCTTGAAACCACTTTACGCTTCAATCCGATGGCAACTCTGCCCACAAAGCATCTGTAG